ACAAGTCCAATCCCGCAATCACCTCTGGCCGCACGCGAACCAATAACTGTTGAAGCTCCATTTTCATTCTCCTTCTGTAGCCTGATTACAACAGCTACAGATAAACATATATCGTGTCAATAGCACTCAGATATAAATTAATTGTTGACAGATATCTTTGAGATATTGTAACTTATATTTATCAAATCAGGAGGCCCATAATGAATAGCAGCGAAAATAATTTAGAAGTTGGTCAGGACGTTTGGATTAACATGTCTAGCTTTGCAGACGATGAAATGTGGGTTGCTGGTAAAGTATTAGGCTTTACGCCCAAAAGAATTAAGTGCTGGAACGAAGTCAGAGGCACAGAGGGGTTTTATGCTCCGCATAAAGTAAAAGAGCCTCAATAATTCAATTTAACTCTAACAGGAGAAACCATAATGAACCTTACGCATACACATGAATTTTTAATTACGCACATCACCGACAGCGGCACAGGCTTTGGAGTGCGCACCGACAACGGCGAGAGCGTACATATTTCGCCGCGCTTATTGCAGCAGGCACACGCAAACCTTGATGACATCTGCATCGGCATTATTGTGCAAAACTCCATCGAAGAGCAGCGCGAGCGCACGCCGTGGGTTGCCGCATATGTGCAGGAACGACGCGCTGCGCGTGACGTGCTGGGCTTGGCGACTGACGTGCCAGCAGAGGCCGTACAAGCGCCCACCGAGGAGCCTAAGCCGGTCAATTGGGCTGACGTCCAGCGCAAGATCACTACGTTCCTACAGAGCGCCGAAGTCACCTACTGCGAGACGGCAGACATCGCTGACGTCGTTGGCGTGGACACGCGCAAGCTTTCGCAGCACCTCGAAAACATGCACGCACGCGGCGAGATATGCCGAGCGCACGTAAACCAGCGTGCAGGCCAGCAGCGCGCAACCTTAGTGCTGTGGAGCATCAACGCGGATGTGTACCAATGATCTGCACGACTTGTGACGGAACCGGCTTCATCGAGTTGCCGCGTTTCGTCAACACGCCGGACAGCGATGCGTGGACAACGGTGCGCTGCCCAGAATGCCAAGACGAAGACGACTTCGATTGGCGCAATGAAGAAGAGGAAGAGTGATGACTAAGCAAGAAAATATTATTTCGATTGTATCCGAGGCTGTAGAGAAGGCTTGGGAAGGATCTGCCAGCGCAAAGGAAGCATCAGAGAAATATCTGGCTATGCTTCAGCAAGATGATGTTTTGCGCGAAGAGGCTACACGCCGCCATTTGGAGCGCATCGCATATTTGGATGTTGTTGCGCAGCCCAGAGGCTACCGCGCGCGACTTAAACGTGCAGCGCATCAAACTGTGCTGAGCAAAGGCGAGACATCAACGCCAGCCGTGTCGCTGAAGAACATGGCACCCGCATATGCCAAGGATATGTTTGAGCGTTGGCTGTTGCCCAATACCGGCATCTGCTTGGGCGATGCAACAAGCGAGGATCTTGAGCAGGCGATTATGCACGAGACATCCCGCAGCAAGCACCATGAAGGGCAGCGCAGCTTCTATTCTGCCATCAAGGCTCGCGTCACTGATGATAAAGTCGTCAGAGATGTCTGGAATATCAGCGAAGTCAAAGCTGAGTATGAGCAGGCTTTGGTAGAATAATGTTTAACAGGGGGCCAATAAGACTGCGCAGAAATGTTATTTCAGCTGCGCCCCCGCCTTACAACAGGGGGCCATTGGGTTATCGCAGCAATGCCATCCAATTCACGCCCCCACCTTATTTTGGTGCCACTCGATCATCGCATTATGCCGAATACTGAGCGCGCCAATGGGAAGGGTCATTAAATTGGCGCAGCAATGCCAGCTTGTCAGCACCCTTCCCAACCATTCAACAGGGGGTCATGTTCAGGTCGCAGAAATGCCATGCATAGTACGCCCCCACCTTACAACAGGGGGTCGTGAATAGCCCGCAGAAATGCCTACGAAGATGCACCCCCACCTTACAACAGGGAGCCACGCAAATGACGCAGAAATGCCAAGAAGCCCACGCTCCCAATTTATTTGGTGCCGCTCAACACGCGCAGAGATGCCACTCTACTGGCGCACCAACAACCAGAGGCCACTCCAAAAACGCAGAAATGTCAGGTACGCTTCGCCTCGCACAAAACAAGGAGATCCATTATGGATAAACGTTACGAAGACCCAACCATTGCCAAGATATATCTGACTTGGCGCAACAGGCAGAACATGGTTCGCGCTGAAGCAAAGCTGGTGTTGCAGATTAAAGCAATCTGCCGCAGCTTTCGTGACGGCGACATCAAGGAAGCCAATAAGCTATTCGCTCAACTGAAGAAGGGCGAAGGAACAATGGATGAATACGCCGCAACAAAGCCACTGTTCGAGGCGAGGCAGCCGCTCTTAGAAAGCCGCGCCGAGTTTGAGAAATGGCTTGTAGGGCTGGCAAAGGAGCTGCCAGTATCAACGTTTGTCGATAAGGTGAAAGGCTTTGGTCATCTGGGCTTGGCTGGCATTGTTGGCGAGGTAGGCGATTTCATGGAATACGAAAAGGAGCTTGACGGTATATACAAGCGCGCTGGGCTTGCCGTGATAGATGGCCAGAGGCAGCGTAAATGCAGCAATGCGGAGATGGCACTGGCGCATGGATATAGCCCGTCACGTCATTCGGTATTCTGGACGATTGGCGACAGCCTGCTCAAGAGCCAAGGTAAAGAAGAAAACGCTGGCCCGTATCGCAGGATATATGACACTCGCAAAACGCTTGAGCGCGAGCGTGTAGATAGCGATGGCCACGCGCATAATCGTGCATTGAGATACATGACAAAAAAGCTGGTGCGTGATTTATTTGTAGAATGGAAAGCAGCATGATTAAAACAACATGGGTTGCCTTGATGGTATTTTCATCGCCATATGAATGCGCAGACTTTATTGAAAAATATGAGGCAAATTTATACGGGCCGGTGCAATGCGTTATCCAGCGAGAAAAATCAAACACCGTTCGCCCTAAGCGCAAGCCAACACAGGAGAATAACAATGGCTAAATGGGATTTATCGAAACTGGAAAACAGCGCCAGCGTGGGCGCGCATATCGACGAGGATAGCAGCACGCCGACGCAGCCAACGCCGCTGATGCTGGTCATGTCGATCCGGCGCAAGGCAGACATCATGCGTATGGACGCGGGGCGTGGCCCCGAGCGCCTGACGATCAAGCAGCGCGCCGAAGAGATCATGGCGCTTTGCGAGATGCTGGAGAAGCGGCTGTGACGGAACATATGACACCGCTAGAGCGCTGGAAGGAGCTGGCGATCATCGAGAACGCGCGCATGAAGCGCAGGCTCATTGGCCGCGATGATATGCACGCATATGCCCACAAGCCGTGGCCGCTGGAGAAGCTGCGCAAGGAGATCAAGCGCTGCCTGAGCAGGCACAACGAGCTGTCTGTGGGCGACTTGTGCAGCATGATTGAGCAAGACGCCGTGCATATCGACATTGGCCTGAAGACCATGCGGGAGCGGCGCACAATCATTAAAACGTCGTTTATTGAGGGCCAGCAGCTGTACCGCCTGCGCACTCAGGAAGAGTTTGCGTTTTAATGCTAATTAAGCTCACAGATAAGGATATGGCTGATTGCCGCCAAAGCGCTAATTTGCGCTCAACACTTGCGCGGGCCAGCGGTATAGTGAACCAGCAACGCGATACGCGCAGCGGCGTTGATCTGGATTTCCTTGGCATACGCTCAGAGGTTGCCGTCGCTAAGCTTTATGACGTTTCATATAACCCCAACACGCTGGGCGTAGATGACGGCGTTGATCTATGGCTTGGCGAAATAAGCATAGACGTTAAGTCTACGTTCTACCCGACAGGCCAGCTTTTGTTTAAATCGCTTGAAGCATTTAAGTCACGCGCTGCGGTGCTTGTGACAAAGACAGATGACGAAAATGTGATGGACGTTGCTGGCTGCATATCACGTAAGGCATTTGTCGAAAAAGCAATGCAAACTGATTTAGGTAAGGGGAAATGCTTTGTTATGCCGCAAGATCAACTATGGGGCGTTGAGGAGCTTTGGCGGTCATATAAGTGCGAGCAACTTTGCCCGTAGTAACATTATGATATTTATAGTATATTCCGGCTGTGGCCAACAGCATCAACGTCGGTCGTGCTGGCGAGTTTCTCGTCGCCGCCGAGCTGGAGCAGCGCGGGATACGCTGCCATCGAGTCGATATGCAGGACGATGACCTATGGGTTAAGTCGGCCAGCGGTGATCTGTTGACCATGCAGGTTAAGGCGACCCTTGAGCCGCGCGGCGATCGTAAACGTAAGCCGTGCTATATGTTCACGCGCGCAAACGGCGATGCGCAAATATTTGCGTATGTGGCATTGGATATACGATTGTTTATACTGCGCGGGGCGCCAAGCGGCAAAACGGTGCGCATAAATCCCGCCGATTTTACGCGGCAGGCTATGGATGACAGCATTCAGGCGATGCTAGGTTAGACCATCAGCTCGAAATGCGGGGCGTCGATAAACGGGCGTCTGCCCTGCCCGCGACGCGTGTCGATGTAGTCGTTCATCGCGTCCTCCATCGTGCCATCCCACTGTGCTATATTTGGCACAGTCCACGCGGCACCCCACCTGATTGGCACATCTACTTCACGCGCAGCTTCTGCCATCGCATCGGCTATATCGTCATACAAATTCAGCTCCCACGATCCACGCGGGCCGACATAGGCCATGAGATCGACGGCCAGCCCGTCTATGTGCTTCGACTTCATCGTCTGCGACGCGCCGCTTTTCACAAGCTCGCGCTGCTCCTCGATGGTGCGAAGCCCGCAGATGACGCCGAAGTCGATCTTGGTTCTGTGGATTGCGCTGTTGACGACAGACGCCATGCGCTCGTCCACGCCTGACAGCTTATCGCGGCTGCGTGCTGATAGTTTAAACGTCATTTCTTCAAGCCTTTCATTGTGCGGATGCCAAAGCTGGCTGCGATGGACGCATACATGCCCCACTGCACCCAGAGCGGCGTTGTCTCAAGATTGGCGAAACCCTCTGCCATTACGTCCTGCATGGACGGCACAAAATTCATGCACAATATGGCCACGAAAACGATTGTCCAAAGCTCATCTTTCCAGCTGTCTTTGCTGGCCTCGATGGCTGACTGCTCCCAATCCATCTCGCCGGTTGCCTGCTTCAGCTTGATCTCGGCATTCGCTTTCTGGATTGCCGTCTTGCCGTCGAGGTAGCTTGTCGCCAGACCGCCGACTGCGCCTATAATTTGGCCAATCATTTCTCAGATCCCAGCCACACGGCAAAAGCACCAGTCATGGCACCGGCAACAACGCTAATAAGCGCACTCTGCTGCGTGCTAAGGTCAGGCTGCGTCAGCGCCCACTCGATGCAGCGTATATACATAATCGTCATCACGGCCATCATCAGGCGCGGCATGATCTTATATTCCAAAAGCTTTTCCATCTTACACCTCTATGTTGATGTTAGTGCCTTGCGGCCTGTCAGCATTGGTCTTGGTGCCGAACTTATCATAACCCTTGCCCAGATCCAACTTCTGCTCCCGAAGCGCCTCCAAATGCGTGTGGTTGGCCCTATGCTCCTTTGTTACCCTCTGCTCCACCAGATGCGCCTCTATACGCTCACGCGATTGCGTTTGCTGGTGTATGTCGCTGCCTACGTTAAACGGTGCGCTGCCTATGCCTGACACACCATCAGACATCAGCGACGCACCGCGATCCAGACAAAGCCAAACAGCGCGCCAACGCAAATCAAAAACAGCAGCAAGCCAGCCGCCCATGCGATGATCGTTTCCTTGCGCTCGATGCGCTTATACATCGCGTCCTTCTGCTTCTGCCGGATGTCGTTTTCCATGCGGATCAGTTCCTGCCACGCAGACGGGCCAAGCGTTTCGCTAATCATCTTGCGCAGCTCGTCGCGCATATTCTCGCGCTGCTTCTTCTGCACAAACAGATCCATCGCTTGCTGCTCGACGCTGCCGAAGCTCTGATACCATTTTGGGTTTTCTACGCGCTTCGCTGCAAAGTCGAAGTCGCTGATCGCCTTAGACCAGCGCCCCAGATCGCCAGCCATGCCCTCCAGATCCCGCC